GGCTATTGCTACAAGCGCGTCCAGGTTACCGGTGATGAACGCTTCCACGATAAGCCCGACAAGAACCAGTACAGCCATGTGGCGGATGCTGCGCAGTACCTGATGCTGGGAGCGGGTGAGGGCAGAGCGATCTTGAAGCACCACACACCAGGACCGACTAAACCCATCCAGGTCGATCAGGGCTGGAGTGTCTTTGGTTGAGCTATTACGTCATAGCGTTCACACACCAGGGATCGCCACGCTGGTGGACCCGTTTTCTGCATCCGAAAGCGCGGCACGTCTTTGCCCTCAAGTGGACCGGCAAGCATTGGGTAATGGTGCATCCGCGTATTGCCTACCTCGAGGTGCAGGTGCTTGAGTATGACCAGGAGAGCGACCTACCCGAGATCGTTGCAAAAATGGAAATAGATGGCCTTTGTCGGGTAAACTTCAATCACTTGGATACAGATCGTATCCGCGTGCCGTGGTTATTCGGGCTCTGGACCTGCGTTTCGCAGATCAAGGCACTGCTCGGTATCCGTGCACGATGGGTACTCACGCCGCGACAACTGTGGCGACATTTAAATCGGGGTCATTATGGATAGACGTACATTTCGGTTTGAGGACGAAGAATACCTGCAGCAAAAACGCGAGTGGTGGGTGTGTTACATCAACGGCGGCGGCGGTGACGGGGGGTTTGGTAGCGGCAATGCGCCGGGTGGTAAAAGTAAAGGTACAGGTGATCGCGGAACTCGGGAAGGTCGGTCCGACCCTGAAGGTACAGATACCGGGGGGTTTGGTTATGGTGGCTCGGCTTTGTCCGGCCGTGGCGGTGTAGCTGTAGCGCCAGGCGCAAAAGACGCAGCGAAGGAAACGCCCAGCGCAATAGCGGGATTGCTGGGATTATCTACCGCAGATCGGCAGCGTAATTTCAACGCCAACGCAGCAGCCCAAGCGGCAGAGATGGCTGGCAACCGTGGCGGCGGCGGTGATTTCCGAATGGATTTAGCCGCAGCCGCAGCTGCACAACCAAAGCCAGAGCCAGCACCCGCGCCTGTTGTAGCTGCGCCGGCACCAAAACCAAAACCGGCACCGAGGCCCGCGCCAAGACCGGCACCGGCACCGGCACCGGCACCCGAACCGGCGTTTGATCCGTCGGCCTACATGGCTGAGATTCAAGCGAGATACGACGAACAGTTGAAAGCGGTAGCAGAACAACTCGCCGCTGGAGAAGAAGCACGCCAGAAACAACTCGATGAACTGATCAAAAAGACCGAGGACAAAAAAAAGAAAATCAAAAAGCCGCGCAAGTACGGTCTGCTGTCTCTGCTGTCAGGGTCTGAGCTCGGTATCGTCAACACCCTCGGCACCAGCACTACGCCAACAGTGTCATAGGAAGTGAAATTCACCAGACCCAGCGAGCTGGGGACCATCGAGGACCTGGTTAAACGATTCCAGGCCGCTAAGAAACAGCGCTCGACCTGGCAGTCGCATCTCCGCGAGTGCTACGAATACGCACTGCCCCAGCGCAACACGATGAGCAGCTTCTCGCGTGGGCAGAAAAAGAACGAGGATATCTACGACTCGACTGCCGTGGTCGGTACGCAGAAGTTTGCCAGCCGGCTGCAGGCTACACTGATCCCGCCCTGGCGCGAATGGTCGATGCTGGTGCCTGGGTCCGAGATTCCAGAAGATGAGCACGAGCAGATTCAGCCGGTGCTCGATGACATCACCAAGATCATTTTCGACCATATCAATCACAGCAACTTTGCGACGCAGGCGCATGAGTCTTTCCTAGACCTGGCCGTATCGACCGGCGTGCTGGCGCTTGAGGAAAACGATACCGCAGACTCTGCGCTCGAGTTCCATAGCGCACCATTAGCCGAGATATACCCCGAGGCCGGTCCGTGGGGCACCATCGAAACGGTCTGGCGCGAGCACAAGGTCCCGGCCCGGCATATCGACCGGCTTTGGCCGGGTGCCGAGCTGTCGGAATCCATGAAGAAAAAGGCCAACGACCGGCCCGATGAGAAATGCTCGCTGATCGAGGGGACGATCTACCTGCCGAAACGCGGGTCCTGGCACCAGTGCGTGCTCGAAGAAGCCAGCAAGGAGTATGTGTTCGGCCAGGACTACGACGTATCACCGTGGATTGTGTTCCGCGAGTTTGTGGTCCCGGGGGAAACGCTGGGACGTGGCCGGATCATGCAGGTGCTGCCGGACATCAAGACCGCCAACAAGGTGGTCGAGTATGTCTTGAAGAACGCAGCCCTGGCGATCTCGGGTGTTTATACCGCAGCCGATGACGGTGTGATCAACCCCTACAACATTCGCCTGACCCCGGGGGCGATCATCCCGGTCGGCAGTAATGACAACTCCAACCCGACGCTGCGGCCGCTGGACCGCTCCGGCGATATCCAGTTCAGCGCCCTGGTGCTGGATGACCTCAGAAAGCGTATCAACAAGGCGCTGTTTGCCGAGCCCTTCGGCGAGGTTGACTCCCCGGTCAGAAGTGCCACCGAAATGGCAATCCGTAACCAGGAGCTGGTGCAGGATTCGGGCAGCGCCTTTGGCCGGATGCAGACCGAGTTCGTTGAGAAGATTATCAAGCGCGCGGTGTCGATCTTGAAACGCGCCGGCAAGATTCCCGACATCCGGGTGGACGGCAAAGAGGTTACGATCAAGCACACCAGCCCATTGGCGCGGGCACAGGACCAGGATGATCTGGTCGCGGTCAATCAGTACCTGCAGACTATCGGCCAGCTCGGTCCCGAGGTCCTGGGTCTTGGCACCAAGTTGGAGGAGTTCCCGGCATACATTGGCAAGAAGCTGGGGCTCGAAGCCGATCTGCTGCGCACTGAGGTCGAAAGGGAGGAGATGGCGCAAGCGGCAATGCAGGCGCAACAGCAAGAAGCCGCATGATTGAAAACGTCAAGGCCCGCAAGGGCTGGGCGGCGCTGGATGTTGAGCCGCCGGGACAATCCAAAGAGAGCGCGGCCAAAGGGCGGGAGATCGCCTCACGCTTCCACGAGTGTTTCCGCAGCGACGCCGGACAGTATGTGCTCGACCGGCTGATTGCCATAACCATTTTACGCCCTACCGTGACCCCGGGATCGACGCAGTTCGACGCCGGAATCCGCGAGGGACGTGCCGACCTGGTGCGTCAGATACTGGCGCAGATCGAAACCGCTGAAAAGCAATGAGGTATTTCCTATGAGCGACGAGAAAAATGTAGAGCAACAGCAACCCGAAGCCGAGCAGCCGGCAGCCGCTGTCGAAGCAGTCCCCGGCGATTCCCTGATTGATGCCGTTGAGGCCGAGCCGGTCGAGGTTGACGGTGCTCAGAGTGTGCCTGAGTGGTTCCTCAATAAGTTCAAGTCAGTTGAGGATCAGGCCAAAGCATATACCGATCTCGAAAAAACTTTCCACGAAAAGCTCGGCGCCTTTACCGGCGCACCCGAGGAGGATTACCAGGTGCCGCAGGTCGAGGGCCTGGACCCGGGCGTAATGGAAGATAACCCGATGATTGCGTGGTTCAAGGAATCCGCGCGTGAAGCTGACATGAGCCAGGAGGCTTTCGACCGCTTTTTGACCGGCTATCTGGCGACCGAGCAGGAGATGATCAGCACCCATCGCCAGCGTGAGCTCGCAGCTCTCGGTGATAAAGCCAAATCACGGCTAACCGACCTCGCTGATTGGGGGCAGGGCAACCTGTCAGCGGATCAGTGGGAGATTTTCAAGGGTGTCGCCTCGACAGCGGTCGGCGTCGAGCTGCTGGAATCCATGATCGGCCGAACCCGCGAGGCCAAGCTCGCCCGTGATCCACAGTCGACGCAATCCAGCGGCCACACCACGGCTGAGGAACTGCGGCAGATGCGCTATGCCAAGACTGAAACCGGGCACCTGCGCATGAGCGTGGACCCCGAATACAAGAAACAGGTGGATCGTGCCTATCAGGAGGCGTATGGCACGGCTGCATAAAGTTGAAATAACCATATAAGTGTGGATACAATTCGTATCTAGTTGCTGCAATCGCGTTATGGCAGCGGACAACTTGAGCTTCAAGCCCGTTAAATAACATATTGCAGCCTGCTCTTGTTGTGGACAACTCGATCCTTATCGAGCCCTAAACTGAGCCGGATCATGCGGCACGCACGCCGCAAGACGTCGGCCTGCTTTTGCGGATAACCGAATGTCGAAAGGCGCCAGGCGCAAGCCCGGTATTTTTTAGACATTGATAAGGATCAAATACTATGTCCGTAAATCTGTCACCAGTTGCGGTGACTCAGTTTGATGACGACGTTAAACACGCGTTTCAAACAGCTGGGTCCCTCCGCGACACTGTAACGGTGCGGAATGGCGTAGTCGGCGACATCTACAAATTCCGCAAAATGGGCAAGGGTCTGGCTAACCAGAAAGCTACCCAAGCGGACGTGACGCCGATGGACGTTTCGCACTCTCTCATCACTTGTACGCTTGAAAACTGGAACGCGCCGGAATATACCGATATATTCGACGCCGCCGAGGTCAACTTTGACGAGCAGCGTGAACTAGCGCAGACCATTGCGGGTGCGCTGGGTCGCCGCGTAGACCAGTTAATCATCGACGCCCTGGGCGCCGAGTCGAGCCCGGCGGGTACTATTTCCCACGGTTCGGCCGGTATGACTGTGGCGAAGGTGGTCGAAGCGTCCAAGTATCTCAACGACAAAGGTGTGCCCTCGGGCGACCGGCATTTCGCGGTAACGGCTGGCGGCCTTGAGGACTTGCTCAACATCTCCACGGTCACAAGTTCCGACTACAACAGCGTCAAGGCGCTGATGTCCGGCGAGCTGAATACCTGGATGGGTTTTGCTTGGCACATCATCGAGTCCCGCGA